CCTAAAAGTTAGTGTGTACATATATTATAAACAAAAAAACCGGCCCTGTCAAGCCGGTTTTACCACTATTTTAGCCAATTAGTTTAGGCTGGAATGTAGTCAATTCCTGAACCGGCTAATACGCCTGTTGTTGCCGGAGCAACACCTACCAATCCAATTGTTTGTTGGAATGCTGTCAAATGTGCCGCGGCTGTTAAAAGTGCGGCTTCTGTTGTAGCACCCGTTGCCAATTGGGTAACGTATGGAAGTGCCTGTGCTGGAGTCGGAGCAGTACCAATTACATTTGTGTAAACTTGGTTTACAAAACTGGCAAAGTCACTGCCACCTGCGGCTGTGGTAAACACGCTTGAACTAACAATTGCTTGAGCAACTTGAGCACTGGTTTGGCCACTGTCTTCAAGTTTGATACCAATACCTTCGTATGTTTTGCTCACAGTTCCACCGAGGCTTGCTTTGAGCAATGCGTATACATCACCAGCAGTACCAGTAATGTCAAATGCTGTGGCTTTATCTGTAAAAACTACCCTCTCATGTTGTTCTAACTTGAATGATACCTGTGTATCCAAAGTACTTGTTACATTAATAGCCTTGTTGGTAGTATCATTTACAACGGTGAAGTCGGCACTTTTATCACCAAATGTATATGTATCTACTCCTGCGGTTCCTGTTACGTCAATAACTGTATTGATAGTACCATTACCCATAGCACCTGTTCCTACTGTACCAAATGTAGCAATCTTGCCACCGGTGCCAATAGAAGCAACTGTTATAATCTCATTGTTTGCTGGTGCTGTTCCGCCCAGACTTGTACCTGGAATGGTAATTGTATCGCCGACGGCATATCCAGAACCTAAATTTGCTGTTTCAATAACTGTGGCATAAACACCGTTAGTTTTTGTTACATCAAATTTAGCACCTGTACCGGCGCCTGTTGTTGAGCCTGTTACGGCTGTGTAGGTTGCGTTAATTGGGAGTTCTCCAATTGTCACTGTCACTGTCATTTTATTTCCTTTTAAAAGATATACAAAATTAAGTATATAGTGTATTTACTGATAGGTCAAGTAAATTTATTGCTTTTTGACAGATTATCTTTAGCAGGTAGATACTGTAAATTTTCTAAAACATGTAAACCGCTTACTTCTTTACCACGTAACGGTACAATATGATCTACATGATATCCCTCTGGACGATTTAAATAAAATTCTTTAATTGCCTCTAAGTCTGCCCAGGAGGGTACTCGTTGTAAACGCATTGCTTTTTCCATATTACTCTTAGCATTTTGTTTAGATTTATTTTTTTCGTACCAACGCTTCCATCTTGCAGATTGAGTTTCTTTATTTTTAAGATACCGCTTGAGTTTGTTTTCTGGATTAGAAATATATTTACGGTCATAACTACGCATCCGATCGTATCTTTCTTGTTCAGTTTCTATAATCTTTTTGGACATATTTTATTTATCGTCGTTTGCCAAAAAGAAAGCACCCGAAGGTGCTTTCACTATTTTCTGTTACGAGGGATAGTTCCCCTAAACCGAGTTTAGGCGGCTAATGCGTAAACTGAATCGTTTGCGTCTATGGTTTTTGCTTGATTTAGGGTCATCGCCTACCCTGCTGTCCACGCCATTACTCATTGCCCTGTCGAAACTATGCAGGCCCATTATGAAGAATACTGTTTGCGGCATCTCAGCCCATGTCAACTCAATACTCTTTATGGTGGACCTGGGGGGATTCGCACCCCCGTCCAGAACACTTTTCTCTTTGCTTCATACAGCAATAACTTACATTTTACTAATTTTTGACGAATCTGTCAAGAGAATCATCGCCCAATTACTACTAACATGGCTATGCCAAGATGCTTGACAGACAATTTATTTAACCTGCAAATACATTCCCGCTACCATTTGTTATATTCCCGCTATCAGTTGAATCACCAACTCTGGCCAAAGGAATACCGCCAACAAACACAGATCCTGATCCTTGATTAATTACCGCACCATTATGCGGAACACAGGAACGCCCACCGGGAATAGTATGTGGAGCAGTAGGATTTCCTTTACATTCAACAGGAATGCCATTTACATATACCTTAGCACCTGCTCCAGTTGGTCCTGTTACAGTTGTAGTTGCATCGCAACCGTGTCCTGTAGTTGTTGGGTCTCCATCTCTTGCTACTGCTGGCATATAGGCTCCTAAACTAGTATTTACACTAGAGCAATACCTGTAGTACCCTGCATATATTGATCAGCGGCATCTTTTTTGCTTTGAATAACAAAGAATACGTGCTGTTTTTGTAGGGTAATAGTATCAGCATCGCCTAAGAATACCCAAGGAATCATTCCAAGTCCGCCTTGACCCATGGTCAATGCCAATGGTTTATTGATTGTAACTGTATCTGCGTCTTCACTTTCGTAACGAGCAATAATTTCGTCACCGTTGATAATTTTAATACTTACAACAGTACCTTGTGTAATTGGTTTTTTAAGTAACATTTTGATCCTTTTCGTTTATTTCTAACCATGTATGGTCACCCATATATTTTACATTCGTTATGTATTCGTAGTCAACCGGAGCACCTGTACTCCAATCATCGGGTCCGAGACCCACAAGCAACATCTTTTCTTTTCTCTTGCTCCACACCAACCAGTAACTTTGCCCCATAACCACTTGAAATTCGTATTCGGCGGCATAGACCATATCAGTGACATCAAGCCGCCGTTTTATTTCGTCTGCTTGTTTTTGTAATACACTGACTAATTCCATTATACGATCGTACTCTTGCTGGGCGTATAGCCGAGCATGATTGATCATTATGTCTTTTTGTTTTTGGACAGGAATTAGATCAAACTTTGGCCCACCTGCTTCAGTTGGGTAGGGTGTTACATTCCTATTGAAGAAATGAACAATCCCGGTGCCTGTACTGTCGTAACTATCACGCCCCTTGGCTTGATTGGACATATTCTTCTGCCATTGGAAATATTTCAGCAATAACCTTGGCACATTCTATGGCAACCAATTGATGCTCTTTTTGTGTTCCATTAGATGAACGTAGTTCAATAAAATGTATCCAAGAGCGTAGTGTTCCGTTCATATAGATTCTGCTTTCAATAAGCCCTTCTGGTAATACAGCACGAGCCTGTTCTTTGGCAATGCCTGATTTAATCGCCCACTCATAAGCATTTCGAGCCTGTTCAATAACATTTTCCTGCATCCGTTCCCATTGATAGGCAAGGAATCGATCAGCATCGTTAGTCTGTATATCTAATTCTATACTGTTTTGTCTATTCTTGTCGTCTTGTTTGCGGGCGTCTCTGAGTACAAAGTTGAGATCCTTAGTTGGATCAGCGTAACGCTGGCTGAACTCTTGGAATGAGAAACTTCTGTGTCTGAGAATTTGTCGGGCAATATCTCTTGTAGTTGTGATCTCAAGGCACGCAGAGACCATTTCAAGTGGGCTCCAGTGTTGGTGCTTGATGAGATATCTAATAAGTTTTTCTGAAGTCTCAACATTAAATTGGTTGGAGGGATTGCTGACACGGGCGCAGAAAGCGATGAGTTCTTGGGCATCATAAATTCCTTCACTGGCCAGTTGGCGGCTCGGCTTACTTGATGATATTAATTTAACTTTCATTTTGATCTTGCTACTTGGTTGATTTCGTTTTTACGTCTGTTGTTTTCACGCTCTAATAAACTTACACGTTTATGTAGTTCAAGGTTCTGTTGTGTTAGTTGTGCTACTAACCTTTCTAGTTGAGCAACTTTAGGATCACTCGTTTGCGGAGTCGTCATGACAAAGTTTTTCCATTAGTTTATAGTGATCGTAGGCCTTTTGTAGTGCTTCGTATTTTTCTAATTTTTTAGGGTCCGGAGTTAGGATAGCCAAACGCTTTTCAATAGTTTCTATCATATTGGTTAAACTTCGACCCTTCCATTTAATATCACCTTCAAAATTAGCATCACCATTTACATCAAGAGACAAGCCAGGGGTAGCGGAAGATGTAATAGTGCTGTATGCTGG